CTCAATTTTTAGAGGCTTCTTTTAAAGTTTTAAATGAGTTTGGAAAGCCAGGCGAGGCTTTAAAATTAAGAAAAGAATTAGCGAACAATTTCATTAGAGATAATTTAACTAAGTCTGGAATAGATTCAATTAGTCCTCAAAATTTTAGTGGTAAAGCATTTGCTGATGCAGTTGATAATCTTGGAACAAGTGGAGATGTTTTATTTGGTGGAGCGACTGAATATGCTGGAATAAAGTCATTAGCAAATCAAATTAGGCAAACATCATTAGGTAAAATGGATGATGCCGTTATAAAAGATATAATGGATCAAGGTGGTAGTCAAAATTTAAAAGGGTTATTACAAAGCGTTAGAGACACTCAAGTTAATCTACATAATCTTCAAACAAGTGCTTTAAGAAAAAAATTATCTAGTGGCACTTTAAATGCTACAGAAGCGGGTGAATTAATAGCAAACAAGTCCACTCAAGCTAATCAAATAGATGAAGTTCTTGAAAGTTTTAGAATTAAAGGTGATGAAGAGTCTGTAAAAAAAGTTCAAGGGTATTTTATGAACAGCCTGATTGATGACTTTGGTGAGACGGTTATGACAGATAGTACAAAATTAAACAAATTTGCTGATCGTATGCTAGACGCATCTAAAGGAAATAAATTAAATATTATTTATGGACCTGAAATGGGCAAAAACATGGCTGAGTTTGCTAAAATTTTAAAATTTAATGCAAGAACAGCCGAAGGTGGTGATTTAGTTGCCGCTAGTATAGCCGCTAGTCCTTTGCAGAATATAGGATCATTAATAAGATTTTCTATTATAGGAAAATATTTAACTTCAGCTCCATATTACAAGCAAATTTTAAACCAGTATAAAAATGGAGTTAAAGTAGCAAAGACAGATGCAGAAAGAGCTATGACTCTTGGACAAGCTATGAGAAACGCTTTCTCTCAAGGTCCTATACAATCAGCTCAAGAAGGAATAAACGAGGGTGAAAAACAATTAAAGTCTCTTGCAGATAGCTCTGGTATTACTTCAGCTTTAAAAAATACAGCTAATCAAGTACGAACAAATGTTCGACCTTCAACTCCTACAGGTACTGGAATAAACGTAACTCCTCCAGCATCCAACACAGGATTAGGACAAATAAATGTTAATTCACCAGGCACAGGAGCTTTATTAGGTCTTAGTCCTGTAAATCAAGCTATAGCAGCAAGGCAACAACCATGAACATAGAACAATTACGAGAAGAACTAAAAGAAGACGAAGGATGTAAGTACGAAATATATTTAGACCATCTTGGTTTGCCAACGATGGGCATTGGTCATTTAATAACGGAGTGGGATGAAGAATACGAAAAGCCCGTTGGAACAGAAGTATCAGAAGATAGAGTAAATAGTTGCTTTCAAATTGATGTTTGGGCAACGGTAAACGAGTGTAAAAAACTATACAATAAGTTTGACGATATGTCAGAAGACGTGCAATTGATCTTATGCAATATGATGTTTAATATGGGTAGACCAAGATTATCCAAATTTAAAAAAATGAATGAAGCTATAGCTAACGAAGATTGGTTGGAAGCTGCAACTCAGATGGAAGACTCAAGATGGCACAAACAAGTAACCAATAGAGCCAATCGTTTAATAAAACGAATGGAAGCTATTGGCGTTAAAGAACAGGTCGCTTAATTACTAAGCGTACCTAAACCTAAACGAGTTACTTTATTATCGTCCTTAAATCTTTCTTCATAATCTTTATCCACCCAGATAGAAATTTGTTGACGAATGTTACGTCTTTCATCGTCACAAATACGTTTTAGTTTATGATAAGTATCAGTATCTATACCAATTGACTTGAATTTTGTTGGGTCTGCCATTATAGTAACTCCTATGTACTCTAATAATAAACGAATTATACCCAGAAAAGTTGGGAAACCCAACAAGTATTTTGCAAAAAAGACAGTTGCAATGGGATTAAAGTTTGATTCGAGGTGGGAAGCGGAGCGTTGGGGTCAGTTAAAAGCTATGGAACGAGCTGGTGTTGTTGACCAATTAGATAGACAAGTAACCTATTTATTAGAAATTAATGGACATAAAATATGTAAATACATTGCTGATTATACATATTTATTATTAGACGAAGATGGACTATCAAGATTTATTGTGGAAGACGCTAAAGGCGTTGTCACACCAGAGTTTAAGCTAAAGAAAAAACTCATGTTAGCCATACATGGGATAGATGTTTTGCTCTCTTTTAAAAATAAATGATAGAACAGGTATTGACTTTGTTGTAACTAGTGCTATATATAAGTTTCTAGTGTAAATAAAAAAGGAGGTCAATCATGGCAGAATTTACAGACTATTTTGAGATTAGTGAGGTAGAACTTATTAATTTTCGTAAGTCTCTTGAGAAAAAAATAGAGACTGACAAACAAGAACTAAAGATTATCAACGAAGCATTTGAGCAAAGGTTTGGTAATATTGCTCGTAATAGATTACGAGAACAAGGTAAGGACTTTGGTTCTACTAGTATTATGGTTACAAATAATATAAAACTTAATGCTACATTTAGAAAGAAAGTTGAGTGGGATCAAGTTGGTTTGATGACAGCTCTTGATACTATGGATCAACAGGATGCAAGGCATTATGGTAAAATAAGTGTTACTATAGAGGAAAGAAAGTATACTTCTGCTCCTCCAGCTATCAAAGCTAAATTAGAACCACATAGAACTGTGGAATTAGCAGGATTAACTTTTAAATTGGAGGAAGTGGAATAATGACTTTAAATATAATTACAGCAGAACAGCGAATGGCTGAGAAAAAAGGTCACAAGATCGTTGTGTGTGGTCAGAGTGGAGTGGGTAAAACCACTCTTGCTCGGACTTTAGATGCAGATACGACACTATTCATGGATTTAGAGGCGGGAGATGCTGCTATTGAGGGATGGCCAATCGATGTCATTCGTCCTAAAACATGGTCAGAGTGTAGAGATTTTGCATGTTTCTTAGGTGGAGGAAATCCATCATTAACTGACGATCAAGCCTACAGCCAAGTGCATTACGATCATGTAGTGCAATCTTATGGCGACCCTTCCGAAATGATGAAAAAATATGAAACTATATTTGTTGACAGTATAACTGTGGCAGGTAGACTATGTTTCCAACATTGTATGGGTCAAGCAGAAAACCGAACTAGAAATGGTACTGTTGATACCCGTGCAGTATATGGTATGCAAGGTCGTGAGATGATGAATTGGCTCACACACTTACAGCATATCCGTGAAAAGAATGTTATCTTTGTAGGCATTCTTGACGAGAAAGTTGATGAATATGGACGTAAACTATTTGAGTTACAAATAGAAGGTTCAAAGACGGGTCGTGAATTACCAGGAATTGTTGATGAAGTTATCACAATGGCAGTTATGACAGGAGACGAGAGTACAGGCACATATCGTGCCTTTGTATGTCAGACGTTAAATGAGTGGGGTTATCCAGCAAAAGATAGATCGGGCAGACTCGATGTATTGGAAGAGCCACACTTAGGTAAACTTTTGACTAAAATGAGTGGTGGAAAGATTCAGTCAGAGAGACCTTTGACTTTTGTAAATCCATCTGAACAATCTAGCAAAGAAGGAGAAATCAATAATGCTTGACTTAAATCAAATAACCCCAGATGAGGGTAACGACTTCGCTTTAATTCCACACGGAACTATTGCTCGTGTAATCATGCACATTAAACCACAAATGGATGGTGTTTCTATCCCAGATCTGGCTAGTGATTCTATTTTTAGACAGTCAGCTACTACGTCAGCTAAATGGATTGAATGTGAATTTAATATCATTGGTGGTCAGTTTGACAAACGTAAAGTTTGGCATAACATATTTTTTGATGGCGATAAAAAGAACCCAAGTGGTGTTTCTATGTCCAGAGAAATAGGTTTGCAAAGTTTACGAAAAATTGTTGATAGTGCAAAAGGATTAGCTCCTTCAGATATGTCTCCAGAAGCTAATACTAAAAGACAAATATCTGGATTAGAAGCCTTAAATGGTATGGAGTTCTGTATCAAAGTTGCAGTTGAAAAAGGTACTAACGGGTATGATGACAAAAATAAAATGTTGTCACCTGTTACGGTTAATCAAGAAGGTTATATTGGTGGGGGCAATGCTCCGCAAGCACAAGCACCATCACAGCCATCTTCTCCTATTCAACCACAAGGGCAACAGCAACATTCTGGTGTTAAGCCTTCTTGGGCTTAATATAGGTTTTACGAATCTCTAGCGGCAAGATGACCTTCGTCTGCTAGAACTCGTTTGGGTAGCACGAGTGCCGTAAAGCTACCCTTTCTTTATCTAGCAATGAGGGAACTATGATACTTAGACCATACCAACAAATAGCAGTCGATGACGCATCAACAGCTTTAAACAAACATAAAAACACTATTGTTGTTGCTCCAACAGGAGCGGGTAAAACTATTATGTTGTCCGCTTTAATAGGCAAGCGACATAAAAAGAACAACAAAGTATTAGTTATTCAACATAGAGACGAACTTGTCAGGCAAAATGCAGATAAGTTTTCTCGTGTGAATCCAAACATATCCACAAGTATAGTTGACGGATCAGAAAAGGATTGGTCTGGACAATCTATATTTAGTATGGTGCAGACGCTTTCAAGACCGAACAATTTAGATAATATGTGTAAATTTGACATGGTTGTGATTGATGAGAGCCATCATGCCATAGCCGAAACCTATCAAAGAATTATTAACAGGGTCAAAGAAGCGAACAATTCTGTAGAGATAGTTGGTTTTACAGCGACTCCTAATCGTGGAGATAAAAAAGGTTTAAAGACCGTATTCAATAATTGTTCGCATCAGATAGAAATAGGAACACTAATCCGTGAAGGATTTCTTGTGCCACCAAAAACATTTGTTATTGACGTAGGTGTTACAGAAGATTTGCAAAATGTTCGTAAAAGCATATCTGACTTTGATATGGGCGAAGTTGAAAGGATTATGAACAAGCGAGCCATCAATGAAAAAGTTATAGATGAATGGAAAGACAAGGCTGGCGATAGAAAAACAGTTGTGTTTTGTTCTACAGTTGTCCATGCACAAGACGTTTGTGACGAGTATCGTAGATCAAATGTAAGAGCTGAACTTGTTACAGGAGAAACTCCGAGTGATGAAAGACAGAAAATACTACATGATTTAGAGCATGGTGATGTTCAAGTTGTTGTGAATGTAGCTGTTCTTACAGAAGGTTTTGATGCTCCACCTGTCAGTTGTATTGTTCTAACAAGACCATGTTCATACAAATCCACAATGGTTCAGATGATTGGTCGTGGCTTACGAACAATAGACCCAGAAGAACATCCAAATGTTATTAAGAAAGATTGTGTGGTTTTAGACTTTGGAACTAGTGTACTTACACACGGATCGTTAGATGAAGGTGTAAATCTTGAAGGAGCTGAAGCTCAAAGATCAGGAGAAGCTCCTGTTAAAATATGCCCTAGTTGTCAGTCAGAAGTGCCATTGTCATCTCGTGAGTGTGCGATATGTGGACATGAATTTGGAGCGGAAGGCAAAGAAGCATTAGAAGACTTTGTTATGACAGAAGTTGATCTTATGGATAGATCTCCTTTTCGTTGGATTGATCTCTTTAATAATGGTCGTTGCATGAGTGCTAGTGGCTTTAATGGGTTTGGTATGGTCGCACACTTAGATGACATATCTGTAGCTGTTGTAAAACGAACTGGAGGCAAGTTGAGGGTGGTTAGTGTTGGTACTAAAGAACAAGCCATTGCATCGGCTGATGACTTTCTAAGAGAGATTGAAGACAGTGATGCCGCTAAGAAGGGCAAGAGGTGGCTGAATGAAGCTGTAACCCCTAAACAATCACAAGCCTTAAATCGTTTTGGTGTTTCAGTTAAAGCTGTTGATTTCAGTTGGAATAAATATCGAGCGGCTTGTTGGTTAAACTATGTATGGAACAAACAACAGATAGACGAAAAGATTATAACAATAGGAGAAAAGGATGAAGCGTAAACAAGCACTAAAAAAAGCCGAACAATTAATAACAGGAGACCGAGCTAAAGATTATGGAGACGCTTATCAAACTCATGAGAGCATAGCTAAAATGTGGTCTGTTTTGTTAAAGAAAGAAGTGTCTGTGCATGACGTTTATCGATGTATGATTGCTGTTAAATGCGTAAGATTAACACACACTCCAAAGCATGAAGACAGCATGATTGATATTATTGGATACTCTGCTTTAGCAATGGAGGCTATGGATGGCAAGCATCAGAGTTGATTATACAATCTTCTATGAAGAAGACTATAGAGAAAAAAAAGGTAAACTTTTTGTTCCTGTGGATATGGACTGCGATCAACAAGAACTAATAGATTGCGTCCACGATGCTATATTGGACACTTGTGAAGATGATGATGATGTTATTGGTGGATCAGCCGTAATTTATTATTTTGGAACTAAAATAGATGTGCAATTTCAAGTTGAGGAGAATGAAGAATGTCAGACAACCATCCACTAAAGATTTTTGGTCGTATTTGCGAACAAATAGGCTGGGATAAAAAACTATCTGATTTGTCAGAAGACGAAGTTATTGGTATAGTATCTAACATACAGCTTTCAGCTAATGTAGACGATTTGTATGATGGAGAATATATTGCTCGTATCCACTTTCAATACTCAGATAAATCATGGAAAGGAGACGATATTGCTCCCTTCTAAAGACATAACAGAAAGTATTTCAGCATCTCTTGACGAAGCAATCTTAGCTGAAAATAGCAAACGTAAAAAAAGAACTTATCTTGGTGGCTCGTCTCTTGGCGAATCATGTTCCAGAAAAATACAGTACAGGTACTTAGGAACTGAGTCTGATGAGGGTCGTAATTTTACTGCAAACACCTTGAGAATATTTCAGTTTGGACATGAAATTGAAGATTCAGTTGCACTCTGGTTAAAAAATGCTAACTTTGATTTGCGTACAGAAGACAAAAAAGGCGAACAATTTGGCTTTTCTATCGCAGACGGGGAGATTAAAGGTCATATAGATGGTGTGATATGCGGAGGTCCTGTTGACATGGGGTATCCGTGTTTATGGGAGAATAAGTCAGCCAATGATAAAAAGTTTAGAGAATTTATGATGAAGGGTGTAGCAAGAACTAATGCAGTTTATGCCGCTCAGATAGCTGTCTATCAAGCCTATATGAACTTAACAGAATACCCATGTTTGTTCACAGTATTAAATAAAAACACAAGCCAGATATACTACGAACTCGTGCCATTCAACAAAAACTTGGCACAAGAAATGAGTGATAAAGCAGTAAATATTTTAGAAGCCACAAAAGCAAAAGAAACTTTGCCAAGAGTAGCGTTTTCAAAAGATTTTTTTGATTGTAAGTGGTGTGAATTTCAAGATAGATGTTGGGGTTAAAATAGACGACATTATAATGTAGAGAAAACAATGTCGCCTAACTTCAGCCAATGAAGGTAAGGATATAATAATGAGTATAGTAAGACTTGGCAATACAAATCGTGAGTTAAACTCACATCAATTGGTGGAACTAATAAGCGAGAAAGTGCCTCCAGAAGTACAAATAGATGAGTTGCGAAACACATATCCCAACGGGGTTATTCGTGGCGATCAGTTTTCCATCGGGTCTTTATCGGGAGAAGCTGGGCAATCGTTAAAGATAGATATTAATCCACGATCTCCGTACTTCATGAAGGGTCAGGATTTTAACGGAGCTTCAGGTATAGGTGGTATTGTAAAGATATTGATGGAGGGTCGTGGTATGAGACTTCCTGAAATAAAAGAATTGTTCGGTTCTTATCTGGATAATACGCCTGGATTTGTTCGAGATACAGAAGCTCCTGCTCCAGTTATAAATACATCTTTACGACAACAAATAAATATAAAAACTCCTTTTGATAGCGAACACTTGTATCTTAATTCAGATGGAGAAATCCTTTGTATGGTTAGAAGATACAATATGCGTGATGGTGCGGGGAATCCTACAATGGATGACCACGGTAAGCCTAAGAAAGAGTTTCGTCAGTTTACGGGAAACAATCCATATCCTAAAATGCCTGATGTTAGACCTTTATATAATATACCGAACATTTCCGCTTCAGATAAGGTTATCTGGGTTGAGGGCGAGAAGTGTGCTGATGCTCTTAATGAAATGGG